AGCTATTTAATGTTTTATTTTCCAAAAGTCGACTAAATACACTTAAATATAACAAATAACTTAATATTTATCAATAATGAGTAATAGAAAGGTTCCAATTACAAGATTAGAAAAGTTTTTCGGAGCGGAAGACTTTGAGTTAGATATCGCAATGGGTCGAGAATGGCTTGAGGGTGATATGAACTTTAGGTTGGTTTTATATAGAATCGACCAACAAAAAACTGTAACTGATGATGTTTACGGCGAAACCGTAGAAGATGGTGTCAAGTTTCATCCTCCTGTTGAGTTTAGGGGGTACGTCCAAATAGAACAACCTGAAAATCAAAATTACGGCAATAGTAATATGACACAAATGGAACCTGGTAATTTAAAAGTCGGTGTATATCAAACTACTTTAGATGAATTAGAAATAGATATTAATTATGGAGATTATATAGGTTACTATGAAACTGAATCTCGTGTTAGGTACTACTCGGTATCTAATGACGGGAGAGTCACGAGTGATAATAAACATACTTATGGTGGTTACAAACCCTATTATAGGTCAATTACAGCATCACCTGTTAGTGAAAATGAATTTAGAGGATTATGAAAAGTTATCTGATAAAAGAAATAAATAAAATGAAGACCCAAATGGGGTTGGTTGTTGAACAGGAGGAAGAGTTAACCCCTGAGGATTTAACTGGCTTAAGGGTTATGGTGTATTATAACTTACATAAACATACATTTTCCGTAACTTATGGTGGAAAAGTAATATTATACGCCGATTATGTTAAATTAAGAAATGTGGAGTTTAGGGTAAGAAAGGGGGGTCAAGACAAAGTAAGACAGGAAATGAGAAAGAACGTACATGCTTTTGTTATTGGTAACTTAGTCGACTACTGTCAATTTCCTTGTGAAGAAATGCCTGAGGAAACTAATGATAACGTAATTACATATAACCCATACAAATATGATTCATTCGTTAAAAAAGATAGTGAAGAACCGATTTATAATGCAAATGAGATTGATATGATTAACACCCGAAATAAAATCTTCCATATAAATGAGATAGTAAACTAATGGCATTTCCTAAAAAAATAAAAAAACATCTACCTTTAACTCCCGATAAAATTTTATTAGAGAGAAGAGAGCAGTTATTAGAATATATTCAAAAAGACGGTACATATCTACCTAAGAGTGTTTTACATGCTGATTTAGATAGAGGTATGTTAGATTTTGTTAAGAACGATTTAGAAATGACTGCAGAGGGTAAAAAAGTTAATCCTGTCGATATTATTATTACAACTCAAAACTGGTCACAGTTTGCAGAAACTTGGGATTTTCAAAATTTAGATAAGAATATAAAACCTCCATTTATTGCTACTGTAAGAAATCCAGACGTTAAGTATGGTACAAACCCTTCACTACAATACACTATACCAAACAGAAAACAATTTTATTACGCCAAGGTTCCAACGTGGGACGGACAAAGAAAAGGGATGGACATTTATAAAATTCCACAACCCGTACCTGTAGATATTACGTATAACATAAAAATATTTTGTACTAAAATGCGTCACTTGAATGAGTTTAACAAATTAGTTTTACAAAAGTTCTCTTCAAGACAGGCGTATACATTTGTTAAGGGTCATTATGTACCTATTATTTTAAATGGTATATCTGATGAGTCAGTTTTAGATATTGAAAAAAGAAAGTATTATGTTCAAAACTATGAGTTTTTAATGATGGGGTTTTTGATTGATGAAGAAGAGTTCCAAGTTTCTCCAGCTATTAGTAGAGCGTTAACCTTGTATGAAGTAGAAGAGGGGTCACAGTCAAGAAGAGCTAGAAAAACTCCACCTAATCCTCAAAATTTTGACATAGATATTTTATTTATGTCAGGAATTAATAGTTTGTCCGAAAAATATCCGTACACTATAGACTTAACTTTTTTGGAGACAGATAACGTCGATGAGTTTTCAGTATACATTAATGACAATTATATGGGAGAGGATTTAAGTTCTATACAGGTTAATACTAATGACGTTATTAGATTTGACGTTGTTAAAATAGATGACAATAAAGAATCTATAATTAAATCAAAGGCCCACATACCCTACAGTAATTAATTACTCACCATATATATCAATATCTTCTTTACAATTTTCTTCAATAAGTTTTTCAATAAACTTAAACATTTTTAACCCGTTTATTTGACAGTGTTTTTTTAACATATCATGAGACTCTTCAGATATTTTTAAATTCTTTATTTTTGTCATTTAAAAAAGGTTTTTAAAAAGGTAGAAAAAAGTGAGAAATTTTTCATACTATCAAATAAATATAACGCCATAACATTTGTCGTTTGGTTTTTTCTATAATATTTATCAATAAAATAAATAAAAAGAAAATTAATTAACATGGCAGCAGAAAAAGTATTCGTATCTCCAGGTGTATACACATCAGAAAGAGATTTAAGTTTTGTGGCTCAAAGCGTCGGTGTAACGACTTTAGGGGTCGTCGGTGAAACCTTATCAGGTCCGGCGTTTGAACCTATCTTCATAACAAACTTTGATGAGTTTACCGCATTTTTTGGAGGAACAGAACCAACTAAATTTGTAAACACACAAATTCCGAAATATGAGGCGGCATATATAGCCAAAGCCTATTTACAACAATCAAATCAACTTTTTGTAACTCGTGTCTTAGGTTTATCAGGGTATGATGCTGGTCCGTCATGGTCAATATCAACAGTAGGTAATGTAAATAAGTCATTGGTCACCCCTGAAAGTTCTGACGGTATTGCATATACAATAAGTTTTAGTGGTGTTTCAGGAACTAGTAGTTCAACGGAGATTACTGATTTTAGTAATTTACCTTTATCAATAAAAAATGTATTCGGTTTACCTTATACCACATTTTCAGGTGGACAATCCACATTACAGTCCGACTTTGAGTCTGCAGCTTATCAAAATATTGTTAACCCTACTGACTCAGGTACAACTGCATTTATATTTGGTACTGTTAGTGGAAATACTTATGACTCAATAACTGGTGCTTCGGGAACATGGGTAAGTTCAACTAATGTATTGGGTGTTGATGGTCTTACCATTGATACTGCAGATTTTGAAGCGTCTGAAAATGATTCATGGTATTACGCATTGTTCCCATATAATAGTGGTACAGGTCAATACAGTGGTGTTGGTTTTGGTTTAGCGATTACAGGGTTAACAAATACTACAGGTAATAATTATACAGGTGAGGGAGTCGTGTACACTACAACATACACGGGAACACCGATTACTGATTACCATAATATGGTTGTTAGTACACTAAGGTCAAGAGGAATTTCAACGACTAGTGATTCTAATAATCCAAATTACGAAGTTTCAGGATTAACTAATGTAGAACTTAATTCTACAGGTGTGTACTCAGGTATAACCAATAATCCGTTCGCTAATTTCCAAATTTCAGGTATAACAAACGATTCAGAGATATTCACATTCAATACCTCACTTAGTTTAACTGACCCTAACTTCATAACTAAAGTTTTAGGTCAAAGTAATTTTTCTAAACCAAAAAATGAGGTTCCATTATTTGTTGAGGAAATTTATTATAACTTATTAAATACAGGATATAAGGAAGGTAAGATTAGAGGATTAAATACTACCTTGTTAGATTTACAAAGTGCTAGAGGAGATGTTGATAATACAGGTATCGGATGGTACTTAGATAGATATCAAACCCCATCGACACCATATTTAGTTTCAGAATTAAGAGGTAACGAGGTTTCTGACTTATTCAGAGTTATTTCAATCTCAGATGGTAACTCGGCGAATAGAGAGATTAAAGTCTCTATCATGAATATATCGTTTAATAACTTAACTTTTGACGTTGTTGTAAGAAGTTTTTATGACACTGACTCTAATCCAGTTGTTTTAGAGAAATTCACAAACTGTACTATGGATATAAACCTTAATAGTTATGTGGCTAAAAAAATCGGTACGTCTAACGGAGATTTTGAGTTAAAGTCAAGGTATATTATGTTAGAAGTAAATGAAGAGGCTCCGTCTGACTCATTACCGTGTGGATTTAAAGGATACCAAACTAGACAGTACAGTAGTTATAAATCACCACACTTACTTTATAAGACTAAGTATGATACCCCAGGTGAGGTGTTGTTTAACCCACCTTTTGGGTCGTCTAATGGTGATAACTTAACAAGAAGTGCGGGTGACAACCCAAGAAGAGTTTTCTTAGGTGTGTCAAATACGGTCGGAATTGATGTTGATTTTACATCATATAAAGGTAAACAAAACCCGACTAACTTAGGAACCGCAACTGAATCTTCACCATGGGATGAATTAACAAAAGGTTTTCACATGGATTCAGGGGCTACTGTAGTCCTAATACCACCAACATATGTAACTTCAGGTGAAACGGCTTTTGAAGTTGGTGATGCGTCCTTCGATAGTGAACCTAATGAAGATAGTCCATATTATAGATTAAATTCTCGTAAATTTACATTAGTACCTACGGGAGGATTTGATGGTTGGGATGTCTATCGTGAGTCACGTACTAATGGAGATACATTTATATTAGGTAATAATGGATATTTACGTGGAGCGGCACCTTCAGTTAGATTCCCAAGTGCAACAGGATGGGGAGCGTTTAAGACAATTGTTGGTCCAGATAAACAGGATTGGGGTAATACTGACTATTACGCATACTTATGGGGTCAGTGGACATTTGTTAACCCTGAAGCAGTAAACATTAACGTGTTTACTACTACAGGTATCGATTATGTTAATAACTCAAACTTAGTGGAGGAAGCAATTGATATGATTGAAACAGATAGGGCAGACTCAATTTATATATGTACTACACCTGATTATAATATGTTCGTTAATACTACATCTAATTTTACAACTGACTTTATTTACCCACAAGAAGCTACCGAAAACTTAGAAGATACTGGAATTGACTCTAACTACACGGCAACTTATTACCCATGGATTCTTACAAGAGATACAGTAAATAATACACAAATTTACTTACCACCTACCGCTGAAGTTGTTAGAAACTTAGCGTTAACAGATAACATATCATTCCCTTGGTTCGCGTCCGCGGGTTATACAAGAGGTTTAGTAAATGGTATCAAAGCTCGTAAGAAACTAACTCAAGATGATAGAGACATACTATATAAAGGTAGAATAAACCCAATAGCAACCTTCTCAGATGTAGGTACGGTAATTTGGGGTAATAAAACTACTCAGGTTAAGCAGTCGGCACTCGACAGAATCAATGTTAGAAGATTGCTATTACAAGCTCGTAAATTAATTTCAGCAGTGGCGGTTAGACTGTTGTTTGAACAAAATGACGACCAAGTAAGACAAGAGTTCTTAGATTCAGTAAATCCAATCTTAGACTCAATAAGAAGAGATAGAGGTTTAATAGATTTTAGAGTTGTGGTTCAAAACACTCCTGAAGATTTAGATAACAATACACTTGTAGGTAAAATTTATTTAAAACCAACAAGGGCTCTTGAATTCATCGATATAGAATTCTTAATTACTCCAACAGGAGCATCATTTGAAGATATCTGATATTTATTAAATGGGGGGTACAAAAGTATCCCCCATTTTTAACCATATAACTAAACGTTTAATAAAATAAAAAAATGGAATTTAAAAAAAAATTACTAAGAGAGTCATTACAAATTGATAGTAATGGAGTTAAGACTTATTCTGACAAATCACAAAGTATTGTTTTGACAGAATCACAATTAGAGAGATTAATTGAAAATTTAAACGATTAAAATACATGAGTCTTAAAAGTATTATACATCGAAGTCTTAATAATTTACTTATAAGTGAAGGTATCGAAGAAGGTCAACCTGATTTAAAGTATTATGCTTTTGATTGGGATGATAATATTGTCGTTATGCCGACACAAATAATTTTAAAAACCGATGAAGGTAATGAGATAGGTATGTCTACTGAAGATTTTGCAGAGTATCGACAAAACATTGGTGTAGAACCTTTTGAATATAAAAACGAGACTGTTGTAGGTTATTCTGAAAACCCCTACCGTAATTTTGGAGTCGATGGTGATAAAAAGTTTATAGTGGATTCTTTATTAGCATCTCCAGGACCTTCATGGAATGATTTTGTGGAGTGTATTAATGGAGGTTCTATATTTGCAATTATTACAGCTAGAGGTCATACACCATCAGTATTAAGAGACTCAATTTATAATCTTATAGTTACAAATCATAATGGAATAGACTCAAGTAAGTTAATAGAGAACCTAAAAAAGTATCGAGACTTATCAGGTGAGGTCATGAAAGACGACCAACTTTTAATAAAAGAATATTTAGATATGAATAAATATTATCCTGTTACTTATGGTGAGGGTTCAGCTTCTAATCCTGAAGAAGGTAAAATAAAAGCGTTAAGAGAATTTATTAATTACGTTAAATATCAAAGCCAAAAACTAGGTAAAAAAGTATCATTTACTAATGATGTGACTAATAACTTCATACCACAAATAGGATTTTCTGATGACGACCCAGGAAATATAGACTCTATAAAATCATTTTTAGATAAAGAATATAAAGATGAAAGCCCAGTAAAAACTTATTTAACTAAAGGAGGTGAAAAAAAAGAAGTTTAAAAATAATAGTTTCTAATCTCTAGTTAAGGATTTTACAATTAAAAAAGTAAAAGTAAAGAGAAAAAAGTTTAACACTGATATTTATAATAAAATAAACAACGAAATTTAAAACCAAAATACAATGGCTGATTTATTAATGAAAATGCCCGTACCGTATGAACCGAAAAGAAAAAATAGATTTGTTCTAAGTTTTCCTTCATCATTGGGTATTAACTCTTGGTATGTTGAGTCCACATCTAGACCTAACGTCCAAATTAACGCAACTGAGATTCCTTTCTTAAACACATCTACTTATGTTGCTGGTAGATTTACTTGGAATACGATAAACGTGACGTTTAGAGACCCCAT